CGATAACGAGGAGGCGATGTCTCTTCACAACAAGCTCAAGGAGCTCGATGATATCATCGTGAACACCGTCGCGGCCAACTCTAAGGAGTGGCTTGGCAAGGAGTTCAACGTCGCGGTTCTCAAGGAGGCACTCTACAAGCCTATGGTTCGACCCGGTAAGGAGCAGTACCCTTCCACTATCAAGCTCAAGATTCTCACCAAGCCTGATGGCTCCTTCGTTCCCGAGGCGTACTCGATGCAGAAGCAGCCCGTCTCTCTTGACACGATCGAGAAGGGTCACGATCCGCCTCCAACAAACTCTCCTCGAGCAGTCTGCCAAGCTTCCCTCGTTCGCCTTCCAGGGTGTAGACCTCCCAGAGGACGATGTCGACGTCGAAGAGGAAGAGGAAGATGAGATTGAGGAGGTTGATGACCAGTAAGTTCTGATTCCCAAGTCCTACGGACTTGATTTATTTTCCCTATTCGTAAGTTGAAACAATCTTCTTACGAATATAATAATGAACGCTCAGGTGAAGAAATTACTGAGGGGTAAGAAGGCATGTGATCCTGCGTCTCACCTCTGGTTGAAAAAGAAGAATGGAACCATGACCAAGGGTGCTGTGAAAATCGGTGAGGGACAGTATGGTAAGGTGTTTCGTGGATGTATTGATGACGGGTGTGAAAAGTACATCGTCTACAAGGAAATTAGAACTCCTTCATTGAGTGAGAAGACGAATAACATACCACTCGCAAAGTTTAAAAGAGCTCTCGATGAAATATACCCTCCAACAAAGATGGAATTTACCATCGCGAAAAAGTTGGAAGGTTTCGGGGTTCCCAAGATGTACCTCTACAAGACATGTGATAATAAGGATATCTTATACTCCGAGTATGTGAAGGGTAAAGAGTTGGTTGAGTGGATATGGAACAAACCTACACTCAGTGCGATTAAATCAGTTATGGCACAAGTCATCTATAACCTTTATCGCATCCAGAAGAAGTACCCGGGATTCCGTCATCATGACCTCCATCTTGGAAATATCCTCGTTCGACCAGTCCCTACAAAGGATATGAAAATATTGGGATCTACAATTTCCAACGCGGGATTTGAAGCTGTCATTATTGATTTTGGATTTTCCGTCTTCCCAAGAATTAAGAACCCTCTCATCAATGGCAACAATTACAGGAACATCGGCATCTCGAGAAAGTCGGACAAACACTATGATTTACATTTCTTCCTGAATTCCATCCATGAAATGGTTCGTCAACCACGGACATCGACGGAGCGTGTGGTCAAGACGTTCATTGAAAACCTTTTACCCCCAAATTATCTCGGGATTACATCGAACGTTGTCAAGAACAAGAGACTGAGGGGTAACAAGACTGTAAATTTAAACTTTGAGGAAGTTCTATCCAAACCTTTCTTTACGGGTGAGAAGAAGATGAAGAAGGTCATCCCTGTGACGAAACCAAACCCTGTCATTAAAATTCGGGTTCCTAAAGCAAAATCACCAGTAAACAAAGAGGCTGCTAAAGCACGGGCTATCGCCATCCTAAAGATGGGTAAAGCGAAACCCAAAAAACGCCCAGGTGTGATTAGAGCACGACCTTGAAGATTCTCTTCGTACCCTCGTCAACCTGAGAAAGTACTTTAAACTTTGGGGTCTTGACGAGTTTCTCACCCTTCTTAGTGACGAATGATTTCATCCGTTCAACTTCACCACGGGGCATTTTCCTGGTGTATTTGAGCGTGACATTCTTGTTTCCAATAGACAACACGGTCGAAGACATTTTTTAATATTTACGTATAATAAAATGCTCGCCTTCGCCATTCTCGCGATTATCGATCTCGTGATTCTTCTTCAGACTGGTAAGAAAGCCCCTAAGGGGAACGGTTGGACTGTTTTCGGGACCATGGGTTGTGGTTGGACTCGAAAGCAGTTGGACTACATGAAAAAGAATGGTAAGGCGCACACCTTTGTCGACTGTGACAAGGAGGGGTGCAAAGGCATGAAAGCCTTCCCTACCTTAAAGCATCCCAATGGTGAGACGACTGTCGGGTACAAAGAGGTTTAAATACCACGGACAACCTGGAGGGAAAGGGCGAGAATGAACGCATCCAAAAGAGTACCGATAGGCTTCAGCACGGTGATGTGCTTCACGAGGGAGCGGTTCCACACGAGACGGAGGAGGAAAGTGCTGATGAGCGTGATGAGCACAAAGATGAGCATCTCGGTGAGCGCGTCAGATTTGGTTTCGGCTTTGGTAACTTCCTGGATCATTTGTTATGTACCGACATTTTTTTCTCAAGTGATTCTATATGAAAGGACCACCCCCGAGTGGATCTGAAAGTACGTTTACGAATCGGAGATGGGGTTCACAAAAAGGTATCGGGAACAACAATTGTTATGCCTATGCTGTCGGTGATTATGAAGCGTATCGCTGGCAAAAGTCTATACCCGGTGATCGCTCGGGACTTTCCAACGGAAATCATACGTACACACACTGTACTGGACTCCCGAATCGCGTCGTATCGGATAACCCCAAGAAGGTGTACAGGGCCAAAGCGAATGAAAAGTGTAAGAAGGGGTACTATAAGGTCATGATGTACGTGTCTCCTGGTCGACCCACGAACTACATTCGCCAAGGTGACTTCCATTTTTACAAACAGCACAGTGTGGTTGAGTATAAGATCAAACCCGGTGACACTGTGGTCTCTGTAGCTAAGTTCTTTAAAGTTCCCGAGTCTCGTGTAAAGAGAGGTGGTACATTCAAGGTGGGGAAACGTATTGTCTTCAAGGCGAATGTTTTTAGTCATAAACGTGGTTGGGCGACCGGACCCCTTCTTGTGGATGCGAAGGGAAAATCTATTACAGACCCCCGCAAAGCTTCGAGAAACTATCCTGGCCTGAACTATGAAACGTATTGTAGTTCATTCTGCGTCAAGAACCGTGGGATCAAAGTCGGAAAGACTCACCCCAAGGTCCGCAAGAATACTGTCTAAGTCGGGCTGATTCTCAACATCGAAAGTTATGTCAAAAAGGTCCAAAACATCAAAAATAGATTCTTCATTCAAGGACACAGAGTTTGCAGCTGCTGTGTAATTGTTCTGAATCGTGACAACAATCTTAAATTGCGAAGCATCAAACACTTTTCTACACGTGGGGCACGTATTCTTACCTTGTTCCTTCCATCTCTGTAGACAGTGGGAATGAAACATATGTCCACATCGAATCGGAGGATTTGTCCTCGTCGATTTGACTTCATTGAGACATATGGCACATGTCGACATTCTATAGGATGGTTTTAAAGTTTTTTTCGTGATTTCGCTCACCTAGTAGATATCGGGCATCTTGAGCATGGGCACATTGCAGTTGTTGCAGTCAGCCTTTCCCTGTTGCTCCTGCACCTTGGACATGAGTTGGGGACCCTGCTTTTGGAGAAGTTGACGATACGAGTAGTTGTCTTCGAACGTGATGCCATTCTGCTTCATGACATAATTGTTGAAGAGCTGCGCTGAGGAGTTTATGGTGAAGCACCGACCATCGGCCATACCAAGTCGCTGAGACATTTTGTTAATATTACATCAGAAATTAATTCGCCTATTGGTAATCGTCTGTATCCAAGACTCGAACCCCCTCTCTCTAAGTTTTTCGACAAATGGATCACATTTGTATCCCAGGTAAATATCAAAGACATCCGTCTCCTCCGTCCTCGATACTCGAATGTCGGGTCTCTCATTAATGTGATTGATGATGATGTTGTAGGCGAAAGCAATCTCTTTGAGAGTCTCAGCACCCGTGATGATAATCTTGCCTGTGCTGAAGATGCTACACGTAATCTCTTTCATGTCATGTGCAGGTTTGAACTTAATTTTGACGGCTGAGTACCTGTCGGGTTCGAAGGAGACTTTGAAAATGTCCGAGTATGCTTCAAACCAATCAGCCACTTTCATGAGATTGACGTTGTAGTTGAGACTGAAATTGGAGTTGATCATGACAACGCGGAAGGCGTCCGAAGAGACCTTGATGTCGAGTCCCAAAAAGTTTTTGAAAATTTGAACAAGTTGGGTGATGATACGTTTACAGTCAAACAAGTCACAACACCCCGCAACCTGTATCGAACCATTCGGAAACACCTTTACTGATTTCGTACTATACGTATCGTGATACGTGAGAGTGACCTGATTGTAGAATGTAGTTGGTTTCAATTTCCATTCAAAACCATCCACATCCATACCCTGGCGTCTCATCTTGTACGACCCAACACGCTCGAACGCTTCACGAAGCTTTTTAATATCAATCACCTGTTCAAAACTTGAAACCATCGTGATCGTCGTGATCTTTATCCACGAAGGTCTCGTTTCGTCGGGAAGACCTTTTCGTATCTCATCGAGAGTGAGGAGATACGAAAAACTGTTGTTTGCGATTGAAGAGAACATAGTTTTATATATCAATTGAATTGACTTAGGTGTTTAAAGAAAAAAGCTGATATTTAAAAAGATGACATCCTTCGTTAAATCGGCCAAGCATGTTCATGATGTGGAATCGGACCTATCGTATGTCGAAATCGTGTATGATCGGTACACGAAAGGAAAGGGGTATGATACATTCACAGATTATATTAATACCAAACCTCTAGGAGACTGGACGCATATTCAGTCCACGAAGCGTTCGATCCCATACGAAAAGTTTCTCGACACGATGGTTAAAAGGACGGTTGAAGCTCTACAGCGAATGAACGAACTCAGTCTCGAGTCAATCATGTCTTATGACCAACCCGAAAAAACATATGTCCGAATTGCACATGCTGTAAAAATAATTGACCCAACGTTCCAACCACCCTATGTAAACGTAGAGAGTGCTTGGCAGATGGAATTCCTCGTAAAGTTGTGTAAAAAGTATGTTCCACAGGCGATTCTCGAATGTGTGGATGAATCCAGACTTACGTACTTTTTCAACGTCTTACGTATAATAGAGCTAGGACAATGATGAGGATCACCAAGGCGATCCAGAGATATGGGATACTCTTGTTAGAGACACCAACCGTCACTACCTTTTTGGGTTCTGGTCGCGTAAACCCATAGTCGATGTTACGCTTAGGTCGAACAACCTTATTAATGCGACAAGGTTTCTTCTCATCCGCACATAAACCTGTATTACAGAAAACGCTCTTTTTATCAGCTGGAAGCCCAGGACCCTTCTTCACCTCGACAAAATCACTAAAATCACCCGTCTGTCGCACACCCCCTGGAAGGGAAAAATCATGTTCGACAAATGGGTTGACGTCGTTGATCGCATCATCATCGTCGAGCATAAACTTACTCATCGTTATTACTACTACTTCAGATTATATTTCTTGTCTTTCATTTTAAATCGGTGTTCACTCCACATCTTATCGAGATCCACATTCAGCATGTGTGCCAATTGAAAGAGGTAACTGAATACGTCCCCCATTTCCATCATGACATCCGTCCCACGCTCCTTTTTCAGGTTCGTCTTTTTGTAGGTCTTTTTGTACTGGCGAATGGCTGAAGCGAGCTCACCGAATTCTTCTGTGAGTAGCAGCCACACAGTATCAACAGCGGCGCGATCCCAACCCTTTAGCTTACAAACCTTCTCCGTTTCATCCTTGTAATAATTTAAACTCATTCGTGACTTATATTCTCTTGGTGGCCAATCTTTAATTGATACCGATCTTGTCATTGAAGTCGATCTTCTTCCCCACGGTACTGGTATTCACGGGTTGATCCAGGGGAACGCTGATCGTGTCGATGTCGCGATTGTATGCCATGTATTGGGACACACCAGTCTGAATCTGACCCATGGCAGTCTCGATGACGCGGGTGTTAATCTCCCTGACTTGTTCATTTACGCGGTTGTAATGGTCACCAGAGTTGTTGATGAATACCATCCGCATGATACCATAGAGGTCGTCGGGATTTTGGTAGTCGATGGCGATACCAGTCTTGTTCTTAAACGCCTGGCGGATACCCCTCTGGAGAAGATTCTTGTTGAAATCCGAAAAAAAGAGTGTATTCAGAGGAGTCTCACATTCCTGGATACTTTCGAGGTGACTCATTTAATATACTCGCCGAAAAAAATTATATGTAAATAGTAAATGGTGAACTTTGCTGACTTTAACGAAGTTTATGCCACCAAGCCCCCAACATTCGAGGAAATTCCATGCAAACCCCCAGCCTGTTTCGTTGGTTCCTATGCTCCTGTCGCCAAGGCTGGTGAAGAAGGTCCCTTTTATGTAAACACCTACCTCCTTCAACCCAACCGCAAATTTGAG